ATGGTGTTCCTGTCGCTGCCGTGGTCGCTGGAACTATACGAGCAGGCTATCGGGCGGCTGCACCGGGGCGGGCAAGAACACGATGTGTGGGTTTATGTCCTATTGACACCCGACACAATTGATGAACGCATCTGGGGCGCGCTGCACGACAAGCGCAGCATCAGCGACTTGGCTATTGAGGAATTGCTGAATGACCGACAAGATTAACTGGCAGTTTCTGGCAGCAGAACTGAAGGGTATGGGCGAGCAGGAAGTGCTAAGCCTACTCGTAGACGAGCAGGAAGGTGCCAAGCGGCCATTCATGGCGCGGCGGCTGCACCAGCGGTACAGCACCCTGCGTGCGCAGCGCGAGCGCGCGGAGATCATGGCAAGGCTGGGCGCATGAAAGACGCCATCAACCCCGATCACTACAAGATCGGCGGGATCGAAGCGATTGACTACGTGCAGGCGAAGCTGTCGCCAGAGGAGTACCGGGGCTACCTACGCGGCAACGCGTTGAAGTACTTGAGCCGCGCCGGACATAAAGACGACGCGGCCCAAGATTACAAAAAAGCGCAGTGGTTTATCGAGCGGCTAATCAACGCCCAATAGCGGACCTGACAGTGCCGAAACCAGCCGCGCCAAGCAGGATGAAGATGTATTCGGGGATGACATACCCCAGCGCCTGCGCGACAGCGCCTGCACCCGCCAGAGCGGCGATGATGTAGGTCTTCTTGCCTTTGAGTTTACTAAGCATAGTCATTTCCCTTTCGGATAAGTCTTCCAAGGCAGTTGCCAGTGTGGGCCGTCCTTGAAAGTTTTCCAGTCGCCGCCCCACTCAATCGGGACGTTCTCAGCTACGGCTGCCTCTTTGATGATTGTGGCGAGCCGACGATACAACGGCCAGTCCCAAGAGACTGCGCCGCTGATCATAGGTGCTAGATCGACCGCATGGCCGGTCAGGTGACGTGATCTTAACGTCTTGGTCGCGCCGATCTGGCTGAGCTGCTTCTGCCGTTCCAGCGTCCGCAAGCCTTCTAGCACAGTGAAGTCCAGCGGAGACATGGCCGCAGCTTTCTTGACGACGCGCACTAGGTCTGGGTGTAGACCTTCAAGGCGCGACAGCGAGCGTTGGGCGAGGACGATGCTCATCAATTCATCTTAAAAATGATACCGAGCAGCATCATTATGATGGTGCCCGCCACCGTAAGACCAATGCCTTCGATCCGCTTTAGCCTTGCACAAAGCCCTTCGTAACGAATGGTGCAGACTTCCTCGTGGGTGGCAAGGCGCGCTTCGGTCTTGTCAATCGTGGTCATGTTAGCGCCTTGGCATAATGTCAGAGTTCTTAGATGGCTCACCATACATGGGATAGCTTTCTCCGCTAGGCCCAATTCCGTAACCTAGCAGAACTTGCCCCAACGGCGCTTGGGTAGCTGTAGCCATGCCGATCCCCGCCGCTGGCAGCTTGAAGTCAGGTGTGCCGCGTAGCTTGTTCGCCATACTGGTGATGCGGCTTTTAGCCAGACTGTTAGCGCCACTTTTTGCGGCCAAGCCGGTTAGCGCCGCTGTTCCAGCTAAAACAGGATAGCCGCCGTACGCAAGCCCGCCTGCGACTAAGCCCCCGCCCATACGCCGCGCATCAAAGCTCGGGGCAATCTTACCTAACGTCTGAAGCGAAGCTACCATATTAACATTGCCAACGAAATTTTTAAGCGCCTTTTGCGTTTCAGGGTCAAACTGCCGCAAACGATTAGGGTTGTCTACAATACTACGAATTTTTGCGCGAAGATTGGTAGATGTTAGACCGCCTTCAGCGTTAGACGCCTTTGCGACAGCCGCGTCCAGCATCTCTGCTTGGCTTTTTTGACGCCATGCGGTGCGAGCTTCTTTGATCGCCGCTGCTGCTTCTGGTTGACCGCCGCCGACCACACCACCAGCAGGCGGGTTTTGGACAAAATCATCTATCTTTTCGATGACTAAGTGGCCTAGCCTACGCTCGCTTGGGTCTACGCTTTTGCGCGCTTCGTTGGCTACCCGGCGCGCCATTTCAAGGCGCGAAAACGAAATAGGCCCGTTGGCGTTTGCGGCCAAGTCGTCTAGCTCTTTCAAAGCTACACCAATGCGCGGGTGCAAGGTAAGATTAAACTGCACGTTAGGGTCAGATGAAAGGGCTTGGCGGGTTTCCGCGCCTAGCGTAGCTACGCTGGATGGTGTGAACGCCGCGCCAGCGTCTTCTGCCGTTTTATACGCGGCTTGTGCTTTTGCCTTAATGGCTTCCGGCGTTACAACTTTAGGTCTAGTGGCACCCATGCGCCCGCCCGCAACGCCGCCCGCGAGGGACGCCGCCAACTGCGCCGTGGGACCAAGGCCCAGTTCAGCCGCGCCTTGCCCCGCCATCGCGGACCCCGCGCCAGCAGCCGCTTGCGCACGGGGTTGTTCGGCTAGTGCGGTTAGCACTTTGCGTGTGGTAGGGTTGCGTACCAAACTAGCAAATTGGTTAGCCGCACCGGAACCGCTCAACGCACCAGCAGCGCCTTCAATGCCCGCGCTAAGAAGACGCTCGTTAGTTGTAACAGGTTCTAAACCAATCCCTGCCTTCTGGTACTGCCGCCGGATCGTCTCCGACGGGAGCGGCATACGCGGTCCACCAAATGAAGGCGCGGCAGCGTTGTAAAGTGTCGTGCCTAGATCACCCAGACCAAGCGTCAAAACGCCGCCTGCTGCGCCGGGTAACGCGCCGACACCCGCAAAAGGAGCGCCAGCAACGGCCCCTAGCCCAGCAGCGGTAGCATACGGCGACAGCGCGTTAGTTACGACCCCCGCTGTGCGGCCCAAACCTTCCATAAACCCACCGTTAGGTTCTTTCGGCGCGGGTGGTGCCGTGTCGAACTCGTCGAACGGGTTGGCCGCTGGTGCGTCAAATTCGTCGAACGGGTTGGGCGTCTTCTGAGCCATTTACCGGCCCCCAATAGCGCGGGCGGCAGCGCCTGCGCCGTATTTCTCGTCGAACGCGCCGCGCAGCGAAGGGTTTTTCCTAAGCTTATCTATAGCGCCTTGAGGGATACCGCTAGTCGCCGGTGCGACAGCGGTGCCAGTGCCGCCACCTGTTGGTTTGACATATTTGACGCCCGCACCACGCACAAGTATCGGCAAGACTACGTTTTGCCATTTTGCCAAACGCACAGGTGAGGGCGTATCTGGGTTGGCTATATCACCCATCGTACTGGCGACAAGCCGAACGTCAGCATCTGAAACTTGCGCGCCCAACTTTTCACGCAGTTTTGTAAACGTCATGCTGTCTTGTAATGATTGCAGTTGACCTATCGCTATAGCCCCCGGCGTAGCGCCGCCGCCCATGCTTTCAGGTATAAAACCGGCTATGTCCGCGCCTATTTTTTCTAGGCCGCCGCTAGTAGATGCTTTGATTAACGCTGAAACTGAGTCTTCGCCCGTCTCTGGGTTGTAATCAAACAACTCAAGGGTTTTCACAAACCCTCTCTGTCGTTGCTGCTCACTGACAGTTTTGGGTGCGCCGGTAGGTGTACCGGTGCCAGTGCCCGCGGTAGGCGTCCGGCGATTACCGCCGCCAACACTTTCGACTTGGATAATCTTATTGCGGACTTGTTCCCAAGGCACGTTTGTATACTGCCCCGGACGGTTTCTAGGTAGGCCAGCCCAAGTCTTTTTAAGATCGCCGCCCTTGACATCTTCATAGATTGCTTTTGCAAGCTGCTCTTGAACATCTGCGGTAAAAGGCGCGCTACGCCAATTAGGCCCAAGAACTTTGGGCGCATACTCTTGTAGCGTTCCGTATGTAATTTGATACGTGCCCACAGCGCCAGTGCCTTTGCCGGGGCCAGCGCCAACTTTACCCCGTGTGTTGGGTATAAGCGTGTTGCGCTGGAAGTCCTGCACTTCACCTATCGTTGACTGCGAAATAGGCTTTGGCGGCAAACCAAACTCACCAAAACCATACACAACGTCAGCAGTGTTACCTTGACCCGGTGCGCCGCGTGGACCGCCAACAGGGATTCCGACTGCTTGTGCGGGCAGCGCAGCAGGCGGCTGACCTGTGCCAGCGCCAACGGCGTAGGGGGACCTGACGCCAGTGCTGGTAAAAGTAGGTTGACGCGAAGGGGTAGTAAGATTTTGAGTTGGGTCGCCAATAAGGGCTTCAGCAGCGACACCAGTAACAGGGTTTACGTTATATAGTGTGCTGTCAACAACTTGCTGGTTCATCTTAACAGGTTCTGCTGGCGCAGTGAAACGGAACAATTCCTGTCCGTTAGTAGATGACGCGGGGTTAGCGTCATAGAATACCGTAGCGTCGCCTACCTTTTCTGATTTTACTTCAGGCATGACAAATTTAAGCGCCGCGCGTGCGGGTTCTGATTGCGAAATAAATTCTAGTACAAACATTTTGCGTGCATTTGGATCAGATATACCCTGTATCTGGTTTAGTATAGGACCAAACTTGTCTGGCTCCATCCCAACTGAGGCAAAAGTTTGTCCTGCTTGCATTATGGACGCGTCGCTAGGGTCGCGCAATATACTTACCAAGCCCCCGCCTAATGCGCCAGCTACTCTTGCGGGCTGTTCTGCATTAAACTTTTCTATGTCGCGGGTTTCACCCGCTGCCGCGCGGGTTTCTTGGATGCGTGCTAAATCCATAGCCTGCTGGGCTTGCTGATTTTGGCGCTGCGCCGCCGCCTGCTGCGTCATCATGTTCATAAGCTGCAAGTTCTGACGAATGGCAGCAGCCATGCTGTTACCCTGCGGTGCGCGGGCTTGAAGGGCGATTGTTTGGTCAGCCATGATTATCCTCGCGTGCCTGTGTAGGCGTTATAACTTGGAAATTCGCCGCCGCTGGGACCGGGCATTGACGACCCACCAAAGCCACCGCGACCGCCGTAGCCGCCGTAGCCGCCGTAGCCGCCGTAGCCGCCATAATCCCCACGGTTCAGCGCGTTTATTTGCGCTTGGTAAATCGGGTAGCCAGTTGCTATGCCGCCAATGCCGCCGAGCGCGCCGGACAGCGCGTTGGCGCTACCAACGTATCCCGACGCGCGGGCCGCTCCAGCGTTGTATAGGTTAGTCGCTTGGTTCTGCCCAAGTTGGCCTTGCACGCCCGTCTGTACGTTGGTGGCCGACTGGCCCGCGCCCATCAACGACTGTAGCGGGTTAAGCTGGTTCGAGCGGTTGACCTGATAGCGGTTGAAAGCGTTGGTGTACTCTTGACTAGCCAAGTCCTGCCCGAACCGCTGGATGCCTTTCATGGTGCTGCCAGACAGCAGATTGCCGCGCGCAGCCGCCGAACGCTCTAGCGCCTTCATGCCTTCGGATTGCCGGAACGCATAGCCGGGATCGGCTTCAAAGTCGGCGGTTCCAAAGTCGCGGCCATACTTGCCAAAGTCAGCCGAAGGCGCAGCGGCTGGAAGCGGGTTCGCTGCCATGTAGGCGTTAACGTCAGCAACAGGGTTGCCCTGTGCGTCAACGTAAGAGGTAGCGCCGCCAAAACCACCAAAGCCGCCATCGCCGCCGTAGCTAGGTGTGTTCACTGCCCGCAAACCGTAGGCTTCTGGCCCGGTTGGGGCCGCGCGGGCGTTGGGGTCTTGTAGGCCCAGCAGTTCAAAAATCCGGCTTTGCGCGGTGATGCCGCCCTGACGGAACGGTTCTTGCAACGCTATCTGCTTATCGGCGGCAGCGGTCTGTGCTGCGGTAGCATCACGCGCGGCTTGTTCTTGCGCTTTAGCCGCTGACTTAGCCCCACCTGAAGCAATCAATCCGCCGCCGATTGCGCCCACTGCGCCGATTGCGGCTGCTGCTGCAATACCCATCTTATATCTCCGCTAACTGCATACGAAACGACTGCCCGTGTTCTCGCGCGCCAAGACGCTTGTATAACACGGAAAGTCGGGGTCCGGAACCCCGTTGTCCTGCCTCAAAGAATACTTCGCCGACGCCCTTTTTTTTAAGCGCGGCTAAAGACGCCCGTTGTATTTTTGCGCCCAAACCGGGAAATTCCGGCGACGCATAAAACGCGGTATTGGTAGCTGATGTAAGCTCGGACGATGTTAGCGACGGAGCAATAAGCGTCATCAGGTAGCCAAACATACGGCCATTGCTGCGGGCGGTCATGATCTGCATAGCGCCGATGTCATGTATGTTGCGCATAAGGTCTAGGTTCTTACGCTTCCAGCTATCAGGGGCTTCAGCAATCACTACCAAATGATCTTCAATCAAGGTCTTGGCGTCTTTCAACCAGCTATCAAAATTTTCTTCTTGAAAGGTAACGCCGCTTGGTTCAACCGGATGGCGCAGCGCCATCGTCGATAGTAGCTTGCGTTTTGCCATAGCCGCCATTTTTTCAACGGCTGGCGCGTATGCTATCATATAGCGCATTAAGGCAAACATATTGGCTTGTATGTTGACCGGCGCAAGCTGCGCCCAATGGTCGTGATCGTGCTTCAACGGCAAGCAATGCTCAAAGACTTTGGCGCAAGTTGCTTCGTCGTTTAGGTCCGCGAACGATACTGACAGCACGTTAGGCACGCGGGCTTCAATTTGGTCTAACTTGCGGTCTAAACGCATCATAGTTTTAAGCAGTTTATCGCGCTCAAAAGTAAGCCCCGGTACCCGCATCAGGCTGTCTACCACTTCTTCGACGGGGCGGCGCACGACAAGAACCCGCGCGCCGGGTGCAAACTGGTCTAGCAACCGCCACCACGGCGCGGCTGCTGTCTCTGCGGTTCCGATGTTTGGCTGGTCAAACCATAGTTTTGCGTCGTCAAGCGTGCGTAGGTGCCGTATTTCTTCGTGACCGCAAACCCAATCCCCGTACGTCAAAAAGCGCGACAGCCAAGCCGACCGCGATCTAGGAAGGGAAAGGACAACAAACGGCGGCATCAGCTAACCAAGCGCCCCGAGGCGCGAATGTTGATAGCCGTCGCCGTGCCAGCGATTGTGCTGATGAAGCCATTGTTAGGCAGCACATGGCCGACCAGTTCAGGAAACGTATATGTCTCGCTGGCTTGAAGCGTCTTAGTCTTGACGATCAAGTTGTCGTTGCCCGCTGTGCCCGCCTCCGTAATCAGGTTGACGCTGATTGTTGCAGCGGTCGCGCTGTAGTTAGTCGCAGTAAACTTGTCGATGATCGTTTGCACGCCTGTGGACGTGTACTGCGTCGTTTGAGATGCTTCCGCTGTTTTGGCAGGGATGATGTTACTGATAGATACGGCCATGTCTCAGTCCTTATATCGAAGTAATCGTTTCCCAAGCTGCGCCGCTATATACACAGGCTTTGGCAAGCGTAGTATCAAATACCATAAGACCAGCGGCGGGGGTAGCTACGGCGTTTTTTTGAACGGTTGTCATGTTAGGTAGGCGGAAGCCTTTAGTTGTAGACTGCACATCCAGAATTGCCGAAGCGTTTGGAGCGGCGGTTCCAATCCCAACGTTGCCGCTGCTGTCAATACGCATCTGCTCCGTCTGGGATGCGGTCCTGAAAGCAATAAAGTCGGTTGTACCCGCGCCCGAAGTGCTTTGGAGTATAAGAGTGGATGCTGCTGCTGTGCCGCCGCTAATCAGTGGAGTGGTGAGGCTTGTTGAACCGGTTATCGTGGTGAACGCGCCTGTGGTTGCTGTGGTGGCACCCACGGTGCCGTTGATGTTGATAGAGGCTGTACCCGTGAGGTTGGTGACTGTGCCGCTGGACGGGGTTCCTAGAACGCCGCCATTGACAACAAACGCGCCAGCAGTGCCGGTGTTGACGCCAAGAGCGGTGACTACCCCGGTGCCTGTGGTGGTGGTGGCTGGTGCGGCACCCGCGCCGCCGCCTAGAACAATGGCGCTGGCAGCAAGAGCAGCCGAGGTCGCCCATGTTGTTGCGCTGGAGAAATAAACGATACCGCCGGATGTGCCTGCGACAGCGAGCGCCAAGGTTCCAGACGTAGTGATTGGTGATCCGGCAACGGATATCAATCCGCCCGTAAAGGTCTGGCCCACGCTCGTTACAGTGCCGACAAACGGATATGTCGCGTTGATGGTGATTGCGCCAGCGCCGTTGGTAATGCTAATGTTTGTACCAGCCGTTAGCGCGGCTGGAGTAAGCGTGTTGCCGGTTGTGTTGCCAATCAACAACTGTCCGTTTGTGTACGAAGTCTGCCCGGTGCCGCCGCTAGCTACAGCCAGCGTCCCGCCAAGGGTCAGCGTGCCGCTTGTCGTAATCGGTGAACCAGTAAATGTGAGGCCAGTTGTTCCGCCAGACGCAGCGACCGAAGTGACAGTGCCGCCAAGATCGGGTGGAGTAACACCAAAAGCATTTTGCAGATTGTTTAGGTTGCTCTCTAGGCTTGCCACCATACCATCAGAAGCGATTGCAGATGTTTGCGTCGCAGACGCCAGCATGGCGTCATACGTAGCTAACAGCGATGATGTGTCTGGGGCTAACTGGGCTTCATCTTGATTGGTCTGCGTAGCGGTCAGCAGCGACAGAAAAAACCTATACCATTCACGGCTAATCGCGCCCGACCGTTCGTCAATAAAGGCGACGCGCGGCGGCGTTAACTGGGTAGGGTTGATAGGCGCAAGTGCCATTAGGCGCTCGTCCCGCTAAGCAGCAGTTCAGCGCCCATGATGTAAATCCGCACAGGGTCTGTGCCGGACACTTCGTAAACGCGGTCGCGTATCTTCATTGTTGCGCCAAGGCGACGCCAGATGGTACGCTTTCCGTAGTTGCCAATTCTGCCCATCGACTTCCAATGTTCGTTAGAAAATGTATGGCCGCCATCATCCGACCAACGCAACATAACTTGCGGGTCATACCCCGGCGCGTCAGGATAAGCTTCCGTTTCTAGCGCGTATCCGTTGTAATCTTCGGCGGGTTGCACTTGGGTAACCAATGGGTTGTTATTATCGTTGGCTTCCGTAACTAACTGGTCACCGGCCTGCGTAGTCAAATAGCCTTGCACAAACTGGGCCACGAGGATGTCACCTGACTCAGTGGCAAGGTCTTCGGCGGCGTAAGCGGGGTAGTCATTAAGGCCCACGCCTGTCTCGCAGTCAAGCTGCATGGAGTGCTGAATGGTACGCGCGAGGGTGTTAGCACCCGTTGGCAATGCGCGCCACGACCGCAACCATTTTTGCGGTTCGCCGTCGTCAGCGTACACGCTCAAGTCAAACTCGTAAATTTTGCCGTTCTGATAATCGCCAACAACCGTGGTGCTGTTAAAAAACATTTGGTTGTTAGCGCGATGCCGGTTAAACTGCCCGCTGTTAAGCGATGCACGTTCATGCCATGCGCCTGTAGCAACATCAAACACCCATGTGGTGTTTGCGCTAGGGAAGTTCAGCACGTAGAAGCTGTGGCCGTCCTGCTGGTACGTGTAACCAACAGCGTCTGTTAGGTCAGCATACTCTTGCATCTGCCATTCGATAGCGTGCGTAGACACGCGCTGACCAATGTAGCCTGCGGCCTTGTAGACGATGCCTTGGCCGCGTGCGTCCTTGCCTAGCCAGTAGACTTGGTTGTCCATCTTGGCGATGCTGTACGGGGCAGCGCAGCCCAGTTCGTTAAACGCGCCTTGGATACGTGTTAACGGAAAGTCAAGCAGCCCTGCGTCATACCAGACTTCGGTTGAGTTTGTGCCAAACACCCATACTTCGCGGTGGTCAACAAATACAGCCGCTACATTATCAGGGTTACCTTCGGCGCTGGCAAACTCCAAAGGATCGACAGCCGTCCCGTCGAGCAGCGACGTTACCCAAATCTTCTGGCTGTTAGGTTCGTTAAACACAAAATAACCGTCAATATACCCGACCGTACTCGCGCCCGGAAAGTCAGGATCAGCAATCTGCTGGAACATGTTGGTGCTGGCGTTGTAGATGTATCCTTGCGGATTAGCTGCGATAAATAGCTGTGTGCCGTTGTCAGCCATGCTGACAGGGCCAGAGCCGCCCACAGTACCTTTCGCAACTGCGTTCCAGTTGCTGTCTATCTGATACAGCGTAACACCAGACACGGCGTAACCGTAGCCGCCGTAAGTCCACAACCCGCGAATAGGACCGTCACCAACAGTCGCTAAGGCAGTCAGCCCCGGCGCACGCTGAAGAAACGCTGGTTCCTTGCCGC